GAAAACTTTATAAACTCCTAATTTCCCCTCGTTAGTGAGTTCCGGCGGGCTATCTTTTTGGCTCGCCGTTTTCTTTCTGATTCTTTTTCATAGAATCTTCTTTCACGGTATTCCTTCAAAACACCAGATTCTTCAACAACCTTTCTAAACTTAGAAATCAATTGGGTTGTATTTTGATTCTTTTTCTTATCTACCCCAATCGGTTTTGGGTGGAACACTATTGGTTCTTTAGTCATAATTCCTTTCTTAATGATCATATAGACCGCTATAAAGCCTTCTAATCCGCCGAATACGGGACTTTTATTTATTATTGCCAATAAGTATCGTCTATTTTACTAAAATTCCACATAGGTATATGCACCACTGGTTCGCCATCATACCCATCTCTATTATTATGCCTTTCCATCCACCTAATCTGATAAATGTTTGAAGGCTGTTGATCTGATATTGTACATACATAATCACCATCCGTGAACCTAACCGCCAATTCAAAAGGTACACCCAAAGACTTTGATAACGCTTGTCCGTTGAGAATCTTTTTTAAGCTGATAATATAGGTATCATATTGGTCATGCCTATTATTTCTTTGTTTTAACTCCATAAAACGCATCGGCCTATTATAGTTATTTAGCATTAAATAATCTAAACTGTATTGCGGGGGAAGTTTCTTAGGACTTTCTCCATTACTGTTAGATATTGTTTCTATAAAGCGTTCTTCATTCGCTATATCCTCACTTGTTTCAAATCGTGGTCTGGCCATCTAAATCCAACCTTTCTTTTATTTTTTTTGTTCGTGGTTTTCAGCAGACTTTAGGTCATCGAATAGCTTACAACTATCACCCGAATAACCTACTTCCACCGTACCTGTTGTACCATATCTATTCTTAGATACAACTAACTGTATTTCATTTTTTGTCCACACCCTATTATTAGAATCTGGTTCACCATATCTTGATATGTATGGATAGTATACAAATGACACTATCTCAGCGTCTTGCTCCAAGTTCCCCGATTCCGCTAAATCTGATAACCTTGGAACCGCATCAATCCTATGTTCTATATTCCTGTTCAACTGTGAAACTAAAATAATACATATTTCTTCTCCTTTCGCCAACCATTTATATTGTTTTGTAGTGTCACCAATCTTATGTCTTAAATCCCTTCTATCATTAAACGGATACTCTATTAGACCTACATGATCATCTATCACTACATCGGGCTGAACCCTACGTATTTCGTGAAACGTATCGGGTATGTTTCTAATATTATCATACATAAATAACTTGTCTTGATAGTTTTCTGCTATGTAATCCATAGCTTTATTAACACTACTTCTATCATTAACAACCCCATGCCTAAGCCCGCGATAAGATATATCATCAGATTCCATAGCTATAAACTTTTTCATCATTTCAGTATTCGGCATTTCCCTGTTAAACATCATCACTTTTAAACCCTTATTCACGAGACTTCTTGCTATATTCGCTGCTACTGTAGTCTTCCCATGTGATGGTCTACCTGCTATAATTGTTATCTCTCCCCGCGTCATCCCTTGCACAACACCATCGAGTTTATTGATTCCTGTGTTAATAATCCCCTTTCGGTTGAATATAGATTCATGTGTTTCTTCAAGTGCTGTCTCTAAATTGAACCCTTCCGAGGGTTTCAAACTTATCAAATTTCCGACCAAGTTGTGAAAGTCGTTTAAGGTAGCGTCTATATCCCTAGTATTATCTTCGGTTAGCCTACTTATTTCTGCGGAATAATCTGTTAATCTCCGCCGAATCCAATGGTCATGTAACATCTTTGCGTATTCTTCCGCTCGGGATGGCGTTACTTCCCCAGTAGCTATTGACACTATTTCATAGTTAAGATTGTTATAAACTTGCCCTTTTTGAGGGAAGTTATGGGCAACGGAGATGGCGTCAATTGTTTCCCCATCTTCATCTAACCTAACCATCGTTTCCCATATCTTCTTATGGAAATCAAAATAGAATACGTCAGGTTCATCTATCCATCTTCTGACTAAATCCATATTTTGAGGTTTCATTAATAAAGCCCCCAATAGGGCTTTTTCTGTTGATTCGCTATGCAAGTGTATTACCCTGCCTTTCTAATCCTTCGTTGTAGTGTTTTGGATATGGCTTTTCCTCTAACAAGCACTTGGGCTTCCATCGCTTGTCTATAAACTTTATGTACCTAAACTGTCTTAAATTCATTCTTATAGCATTAACCTTATTCTCTTGCAACTCTTTAGTTCTGCCGGAATATCTTTTTGTACCGGGCTTAACTGTCATTTGTATATTATGGAATACTTCATTATCATATTCCCAGAATACGCTCTTGTGTTCCCCATAGAACGAGAATGAGCAAGCTTGATATACTATTCCTAAACCACCGCATCTTTCATCCGCAAAAGACTGTATCCACCTAACTTTAGGGAATTTCTTTTTTATATATTTTATACTATAGCTAATGGCCATGCTCTCGCTGTTTCTAACGGCCATATCATGTAGCCACATTCTATTTAATTCTAAATACTGATCTAATTCCGTGCCTTCCACTACACTTCCGCATGACGCGGGGTTCATGGCATATCCATACTGCAAAACACCGATAAACTTTTCATCGATAAAAACTCCTAAATGTATATATGTAGCATTGTATATTTTGCCAGAATAATGATTTTTTATTATTGTTTTGTTTGCCAATCCCCTATCTATTTCTTTTATGTAAAAGTTATCTTTCCCGAACCCAATTACCTCTTTTTCGCCGAACAGTGCTTGTTGGTCACTATATATATACCCTTTTTCTATTTTATCCAAAACTAATCGACTTTAGGTGGCAGTCTGTCAAGCCTAATCCTTTCTTGTTCCTGCCTAGCTCCATAAGTGGAACTCTCGTTAATAATCATAGCCCTTAGATACCTTAAATCTTTTCGTTCTAAGTACATTTTCTTTTCCAAGAACACTCTGGACATCTTTCTAACTACGATATCTTGGACAACTTCAATCTCTGATAAAAAAGAAAATATGTGCAAAAGATCAACTTTTTCTTTTGCAACTTCACTTATCTTAGATACAACCAAGTCTATAACATCTAAAGTCTTTGACTCCCTTTTTAGCCTACGGACTTCTATGCTTTTAGTATAGTCATGGCCAGAAATTGTATGCCCACATGTGGGGCATTTTGTACTCTTGCCTTTTACCCTAGGCATCGCAATTACTACACACCTTTTCTTCCATTCTCATGTTGTGCCATACGCTTTTTGGGAGTACATCCACTACCTTAGAATCATATTCACCACTCATCCAAGCAACTTTACATTTTGGGCATCTATAGGGCATTATCCCAGTTTTCATATTTCGCATCCCATTAGCAATATTCAATCTCTTGTCACTATCTACGTCAAACCATTCTTCACTGAAATAGTAAATCAGACTTTCCATATATGCATATTCTCTTATCCTGTAATAATCATTGTCTTCTTCTATTCTTCTTGACGATTTTGGGGCTAAGTCTGCGCTCGGAGACGCTTTACCATCTCTAACCATTTGTCGTATGGTTGAATTACGTAAGCCTCCCCATAATTTTCCCTTATCAACTGTATGTCCACCATTTGTTCTGGTAATATCCATTTTGCTATTCTCTTTCTTATTTTACATTGTACTTTATAATCATCCACTACTAGGTCGACCTCAGGCTCCATGCCTAACGACCTGCCATCTGAACCCCAAGCTCTCTTCGCTTCAAGCCCATATTCTTTGGCTATTTTAACACAATCTCTTTCAAACTTTGAACCTTTATTTTTAGATGGGCTACCCATTAGTTGTTTGTCCGTGTTCCATTTCACGCTCCTTTTGTATTTCCATTCTTTCCAAATCATCACGCGATTCTTCCCAAAGCTCTTCAGAGCACGAACCACATATTAATTCATCAAACCATCTATTAAATTCCTTCTCGCATCTTACACATATTCCGATGTTGGGCATATTTCCTCCATTTGTTCTTTTTCTATCCATTTTTTACCACTATTATCTAACGAATCATAATGAACCTTACACCGATCACACAGTCTATAGTAAGATGTTATAGAAAGAACATCCGTATAGACTGAAGTTTTCTTTTTACATAGACTGCACTTGGTTCCCAAAACGATTTTCTTTACCATCTTCCTTCTCCTTGTCTATCTTTTTATCAATGTATTTAGAGAACTTCTTTATATCCTTTTTCATTTCAATATAGTTTTCTACAAGAAATGACAATCTTTCAAGGTGTTCTCTATGGTTTCTTACTACGGCATCCAACATAGTTATTTCTTTTTCATATGCTTCCATCGTAGCTACTAACTCTTTGTAAGTCTTCTTGTTCTTCTTCATTTTACTCATTTATTATCCTTAATATTTTGAGGGGGTGCAAGAAAAGCAACCACCCCCTCGCTACCACTAACCGCAGGAACTTAAAAGTTCTGCCAAACCAAATCGTATTTTTATCAACCGATAGAAACACATACCAATCAAGCAACCCTTTCATTTTTAGAGTTATTAATTGATGCCCTTGCGGATTGGTAATTCTTATATTTCTCCCTTAATCTATGTATCAATATATTATCTTCCTTTTCTGATAGGTCACATATGGGTTTCTTTGGGGCTACATCTCGCTTTTCGTCAACCATTGTATCTATGCCCTTAGAATGACCCATTAATTCTGTAAATATCTCTTCCAATTCAATCCACTTTTCCACTTTCATCTTCAGTAATATCCCTAACTTCGAATCCTTTTAATAAAGCCTTTTTACATACCCAATCGCAAAAGTCATTAACATCTTTTTCGGTCATATCTTCTGTCTTTTCTATCCTAACCTTGCGAAGTGAGTCTTCCGCTTCTTCTATTTTTAAAAACTTCAGACCAGACATCTCAACCACTCCACCCCTTTCTATTCCCACAACATATCTCAGCTATTTGATCTTGGTTATATCCAAGTTCCTTTAGGAATAAAGCCATGTTTTTATTTTCCCATGCTATCAATTTATAATCTTCATCTTTATATTTATCATCTATGGAGGTTACATTCAAAATAGTCTCAGGGTCTTCTGCTTTTAAAATACAAGTTGTACAAGTTCTTTCATCCATACTGCCTTGAAACTTGTTGAACTTATCCCCACATTCAATACACGTAATTTCAATCATAATACACCTTTGGGTCTAATTCTTCCCGAACAATGTCGCTAATGGTTACATCGTTCAAATCTCTACACCATTTACAAACAAAGGTCTTACCCTGCAATCC